GCATGCCGTAGTGAAGTCAAAGGCGCTTACTCCTAAGGAGGTAGCGTGTCAGAACGTTGATGGTGCCTTGCGCGAGTGGTTTTTCCATGGTCGTGAAGTTTTCGATAAGCGTTTAGCGCAGATGAAGCAAATAGCTGAAATAGAAGATCTGCCATGCACGACATTGAACTTAGATTTTGATGAGCGCGTTGTTCGTTGGAAGGAAAAGTATGGCGTTGAGGATGAGAACTACCAACCACATTCTGCTAGTGAATCGGATAACAGTGGCTTTACCGTAGATTGTGATTACTGGGAAGACTCCACGGTAAGTGAGGTAACTGATCCAACGCCAGTCTCCCAAGAAGGGACGATAGTCAACTATGTAAAGTCCATGTTGGGTAAGCCTGCATACGAAGAATATACTATTATTTCAACACAATGTGGCCAAGGAGACTTGGTTTATATCACTGAGGAGGCTGTGTTAGTCGTCGAGTGTAAACGCGTTGTTGGACGCAAAGGAATGATGACTAAAGTCGTGCAACAAGCTGTGCGCTATACTAATATTTGGAGCGCGATCTTTCCTACTCGTACAATTTATGGAATAATTGCTACAGAGTATGGAATGCAATTAGTGCACATGTATGGGGATCCCGTGTTCCCCGCTCCATACACGGATTTTCTTGAGACTGTACCCATTTTGGGGTAAGTCTCATCCCCGACCACCATGTCGTTAAACTGGGCGCGGCGCGTGTGAGTGTCGTAGTTCTACGGAAAAGCCAAAATCACACTTATCGTATTGGTTACATACAAGTTCGTATTTTAGCCCGTTTATTACGACTTGGAATGCTTGCGATAGGAATGGGGGGTATTGAAACCTGAGTGCTATTTAGTTACCGCAGAGTCCCACTGCAATAAAACGTGCGATAGGAGTGTCCTTTGAGGCAAGGATGCTACCTGTATAAATAAAGCGTCTCACTAACACTTTTAATAAAGTAGAGTCTGCTGAAGACTTAAAATTCAGCGAGTATGTACCACAGGCTGGCGAGCCTGGTACTACCATTGCCCAAGGTAGTGGTCAAAAGTTGGAATCCATTACTGGATTCTCCGACCAGTTGGCTGGTTGGACTACCTCCATAACGGAGAGTCGCGACGCTACGTATAACTTAGAAAACAACAACGATTCAGATTTAGGAGATTTCTTAGGTCGGCCCGTTAAAGTTCTTGAAACTCAGTGGGTCGTTGGACAGCCTTTGTTTGAGAGATTTAACCCGTGGGAGTTGTTCTTAGCAAATGCTAGAGTTAAAGAGAAAACATCTTATTATGAATTATTGCGTATGAATTTGCATGCCAAATTTGTTATTTCAGGAACAGGATTTCACTATGGCAGGGCTATTGTATCTTACAATCCCTATCTATATGATGAAGTGACAGTGGAGAGGAATTTCTTAGACCAAGATATTATCGGAGCGTCCCAGAAACCTCACATATTCTTGAACCCTACAAATAACTCGGGTGGTCAGATTGACATGCCATTTTTCTACCACAATAATTATATATCCTTGACGGATAATGATTCATCCATGATGGGGGAACTTGTGGCAAAGTCATTTGGCAACCTTAAGCACGCAAATGGAGGAGATGATCCGGT